TGTAATAATATATCTTATCTCGGTTGGAATTGTAGTAATAATTCAAATTATAACTGTGGCCACACTTTTGACAAATCACCTTTCCCGACAGTGGAGAAACCCCTCTAAATTTATTTCTATTATCCCCCTTCTTACTCAATCGTATTTCATTAGCCCGATTAAATGTATCTATACTAATTATGGCGGGGATATTATTAGTTATTATCCAATCATTTCTATCATTTAGTTTGGCTCTTGTATCACCTTGAATTTTCGACTTTTTAAATTTGTTACGGACATTCATTCCCGCATATTTTTCATTCTGGATGATGTATGCAATTAATTCAGGTTGGAAGTCTTTACCTCGTTTTGTTTTTATTCCTCGCTCTTTTAAGATATTACTAATACGTTTATATCCCAGTCCTTCTATATATGCACTAAATATCCATCTTATTATCGCAGCTTGGTCTTCTATTATTTCTAACTGTTTTGTATTCTTATTATAATTAAATCCAAATATACTGTTACTGGTCAATATATTACCAGCTCGTCCTCCAGCTAATAGGCCATTTCTAACCCTCTGACTATTTTGAATGCTGAAATTAGCATTGACTACGGCGTTGATGCTACTTACTAAATTAGTACTTGGATCTAACATATTAGTAACCTCTTGTCCATCTTCAATGAAGATTACTTGCACTTCTTGTCTTGTTAATAGCTGCAATACTTTAATACAGTCAAGATTCCTTCCAAATCGACTAGAGGACTTGCATATTATTTTATTGTATTTTGGCACTACTTTTTTATTAAGGGTAAAACATTCGTATTTTTTCACCCATTCAATGCCCTCCAATTTTAGTAACTGGAGGAATGCTTTACGTTGAGTGAAGCCTGTCCCACTTTTTCCACTATCAATAAATGGCGTATCGTATATATAACCGTGTTGTTTGCAGTAACTATCTATTGTAGCTAGTTGATTTTGGATACTGTCATTTTGTGAACTATCGCTCACTCTACAATATATTGCTACTTGTTCCATTGTATATCACCTCCAGTACTTTCTTGTTTTAAAACAAGAAAGTCTATTCCTTTATATTATGGCACAATGAAGGCTAAATCATAACAATAAAAAAACAAGTCATCAATTATATGACTTGTTCCTGTTTTAAATAACTATCTAATATTTGCTCTATATTATCATACTCAGTATATGGTATTCTAATTAATGTCCAATTATTATCTTTTGCGTATTGGTTTTTTATTTGGTCGTTTTGTTGTACTTTTTTAAAGGTATCTTGTATTTGTTGTTCACTCATTTTACCTGTAAAATCCACTGGCTCAAAGTGTTGTTGTCCATCATACTCAACCCATATTTTTAAACTTGGAATTATAAAGTCGGGTCTTAATAGGCTTCCACCTGCACTAACTAAATCTTTAAAGTATCTCTTATCATAAATATAAGCTATACCTAACTTATCCAAATATTGTGCAATTCTTTTTTCTCCTTTGCTAGTAGTACATTTAGGGCAACCACTACCGTGTAATAAATTATTTGGTGTGGCTTTCCATATATGTCCACATACTTTACATTTTACTTTTATTGTATTAAATACACCTTTATAAGTCCCTAATACTATTATATCAGGTCGTTTTGAACTCATTTCCTGCATAAATTGTTCATTTGTCTTAGTTATCTTTTGAGAGGCACTTTTTCTCGCACAATCAGGACATCCTTGTCCTTTTAGTAAACCGTTTGGTCTTACTGACCACTCATGTCCACATATTTTACATTTACATAAAATTTTAGTTTGAGCATTAACATAAGTACCAACAACTTCAATATTATGTGCATATTTATTTTGTTTATATAATTTTGCTATAAATTGTTCATGTGTTATAGGATTGTTTTGTGGTAACTCTTTATATACACATTTAGGACATCTAGTACCATATAATAACTTAGAAGCTCTCGGGCTCCATATATGCCCATCTATTTTACATTTACATTTAATTTTCTTATTTGGTCCCTTATATTGTCCTAACACAATAATATTTGGATTCACTTTTTTCAATTGTTTAATATAGTCCTCGGTTGTTTTCTCAAAGCCTGCACATTTAGGACAACCGTGTCCTTGTAATAAATTATCTGGTCTTGCTTCCCAAATATGTCCATCTATTTTACATTTACATTTTATTTTAGTTGTACCCTTAGCATAAGTTCCCAATACTTCGATATTAGGGTTTACTTCATGTAATCTTTTCATAAATTGTTCATGTGTTAATTTTAGTGCAGAACCTCTCCTATTATCATAGCATTTAGGACATCCATGCCCATTTAGTAAATCATTTGGTCTTGGTTCCCATATATAGCCATCTATTTTACATTTACATTTAATTGCAGTTTTATTATTTTTATAAGTCCCTAATATTTCAATATCCTGTGCATGTTTATTCTTTTCATAAAATTTATTTAAAAATTCTTCATGCGTTAATCTTTTTGGCATATATATTCCCCCTCCTAAAAAATCTTTCTAAGTAACCACCATAATAATTTTATTAGTAGTGCAGTTACCCCGATACAAAATAATAACAATAACCAAAGTAGTGATAGTAAACTTAATATAGTTAACATTTTATACCACTCCCTTTAATTTAATATTTCCTTAGCTAACACTACGACTACTAATTGCATTAGTATTAGCGCACTATCTGTAATAGTTCTACAATTCATTGTCCATTGACATTTCTTCATTACATGAGAATCGAAGTATAACTTTTCCTCCTCGGTTAAATTACTTTCGCGGACATCTAATAATAATTGGTCATCTCTATTTACTCTAATGTGCATTATGTTTCTACCTCTAAACGTAATAGCTACATACTGCTCTACTTCATGAACATAGGCCCCTAAACTGTTACAAGTTGTAACTAAGTCTAATCCTAGAATATAATTAATTCTATCTATTTTATCCATACATCATTCCCCCTTATTAATTACATATCCTAGAGGGAGGATCACTCCCTCATAGGTAGTTCTATAATGCAGCTATAAAAGCATCTAAATCAAAATCCTCATCTACTTTTGGTGTTGTAGTTTCTTTAGGTGTATCTATCTTATAACTCATCCAAGTATTATCAACAGTTTTATCAATATTTTCTTCTATTTGTAATTTAATTTCATTTACTTTATCAACAATCTCAGTCATTCTATTAGATGGCAACTCAAGTCCTGTAGCTATTACTGCAATTTTATTATCGTTACCTTTGGCAATGTTCTTAAATAAAATACCTTCGCCTATAGTTTGTCTAATATTTAATATATTGTCATCAAATTTAGTAGATATTTGTGCGTTTAATGTGCTCATAACTCCAAATTTTACTTTACCGCTCACTCCATCAATTCCTGTGGCATAGTTGTTATTTATCATACTATCTAATACTAATTCATTTATAGGGGAGTTATTTTCTATATTATTTACTCTACCAACTACTATTCTACCTTTATTATCTAATATCTCGTTCATGTCGTTTTCATCTATAGCATCGTTTAGGGCAGTATTTATATAGTCACCTCTTATTACTTTGAAGTCATCTACAATCTCCTTATTAATAGTTAATTTAGGACCTTTGTTATTGTCATAACTCATAAATGTACAATTTGTTAATTTTGTAAGCTCTTGCATATATGCGATTGTATTTTCTAGTGTGTCGTAAGATTCTTCGTTAGTTGGTAATATACCTACTAATATAAATTTAGTATTTGGATACATATGTTGTAATAAGTTTAATAGTGTTGGAGCTAGTCCACTTCCAGTTCCTCCGCCTGTTGAACTTACTATGAATACAACTTCTTTAAGGTCCATGAAGTCCTTGAATACTTTAGCATTAATTACCTGTTCTTTAATACACAACTTCATATACTCCAAGCTCTTGCTTCTATCCTTCCCGACGCCTCTACCTTCACCGATTATAGCCATTCTCTCTTGTGGAAAATTAACTGTTGTCATATCTCTAATACTACTATTGATAATAAAACAATCAAAGCCCTCATTTTGTGCTAAATCAGCTATTTGACTACCAGCATTACCACATCCTATAACTCCTGTTAACATTAAACTATTATTAGTATTTCTCATATAAATCCCTCCAATTTTTTATTTATTCTAACCTTTTAAGTAGTTGAACCTCTTTATAGTTATATTTGGCCAAGGAGTGTTCTAATCTACTTATATAGGCCTCCTTACGTTTTATAAGGTCATTTAAACTGTCTATTTGTCTTCTTTGTGCCTTCTCTATTCCGTCAAATACAGTCTTTTTCTTTGGAGTAGCAGAATTGGCTTTTAATTTTGCATTTTGTTCTTTTAATTTCACATTCTCAGCTTCTACCTTAGCTTTACTTTCCTTTAATTCTGCAACTTCATTTTTTAAGTTTGTGATCTCAGCTTGAAGACCTTTAATGGCAATCACTAAGTTTTCATATCTTTTATCGTCCATCTGCTACTCCTCCTTTTCTTCTTTTTTTAACTTCTATATATAGTATATTTTTAATTTCATATTTGCTAACTACTTTTAAAACTTTTTTTACTCGTCTATGAAAATTTCCAATTCTTCTAATTCCTCATCATAGAACCACGCTTCTAAATGGCGATACCATATATCATGCTCAGCAGCTTCTTCGCCCACATCTAAATCGCTTATTCCATTAGTGGAATAGATGTTAACTAAGTCTTTAAAACTTGTAGTCACTGCAAATTTATATTGTTTCATACTAAATCCTCCCTTTTTCTTATCTTATTTAGTTACATTGTAGTACCACTTACTGTATATGTCTACCAATTATATAAAAAATTATATAATTATTTGAGAATTTTTTCTTTTAAGTTATTTATGGCTGCCATTGTTTCATTATCTCCACCTCCATAACATTTTTTCTCCTGTAATTGGATGTTTTCCGGCACTTTTGCATTTACCATTACAACATCTAACTATATCATGTCTATCTATTCCATACACTCTGTTAGCCTCTCTTATACAACTAAATTCTTCCCCAGTAGTAATACATAAAACTTTTTTAGACCTTGGATTATTTTCACCTAAAAACCTTCCTGTAGCACCTTTATTTAATCCATTTTTCCACGCATGAATTTGATTTTCTCCATTCGTACACCATTCAAGATTATCCACTCTATTATTAGTCTTATCTCCGTCTATATGATTTATTTGTGGTTTATTTTCCGAATTAGGTATAAATGCTTGTGCTACCAATCTATGCACCATATAATTTTTTCTCTCTCCATTTAACGTCAGGGATATACGTTTATATCCCTTTTGGGTTAAAGAAGGATTTAATATTTTTTCTCTATATCCATATCTATTTTTCAAGCTCTTTATCCTTCCTAGGTTACTAATCTGATATTTATTTTCATATCCTTCTATATCCTTCCAAACTTCCATATTTATCCCTCCTTTATTTGTAGTGCAGTTTCGGTTGTTAGTATACTTCCTTTTTTCTACTACATATAGTATAGAAAAAGATCCCTATTTACTAATTGCAATTTAAAATTAATTTTCTAAATCAAGTGGCACTTGGTTTATGATTTCTACAAACTTACCCCATCTAACTACAAAGTTACCCCATCTAACTACAAACTTACCCCATCTAACTACAAAGTTACCCCACCAAGACCCCTGTATACATTGATATGACTGGTCTGTGTAAAAGCTAAATAATGGTTTTAAATAATGATATTAAATAATGATATTAAAGAGTCAAGTTGAAAAACCAACTTGACCCTCTACATAAAAAACTAATATTTTATTGTTAACTAAAACCAAACATCAATTTCATTATCACAATTACTATGGTCGGTATTATTAGTATTCTTATATGGTAATTTAATAGTAGTTTCCTGTTTTAGTGATATTTTTAGTATTTGTCCTTTTTTACCTTTTTTAATTGGTGTAATAGTAATTTTAGTACCTGTATCCTCTATTTCTTTATTATATCTCTTTATAATATCCTTTAGGTCTGCATAAGGTCTATCATGGTTATTTATACCTAAGTATTTAGTTAAAGTCCTTACATTTACATCAAATCCACCCTTAATTAAGCTAATATATCTACATATAAAAAAATGTAAGTTTTTACTGTTAACACTTTTTAATTTTAAAATAGTTTCTATTTGTGTCTGTCCAAAGCCATTAGCAGTATTAAATAATTCTAATATGAATGGCAATGCGTCCACACTTAATAATAAATCAAAACTATACATATTTATTAATTCATTAGCATTTTTTCCATCATAAGATGTCCCACTGAATAAGTTTCTTGTAAAAATTTTATCTTGTCCATTATTATCCATAAACTCACATTTAAGCATTAAGTTATTACACATAGTTTGTATTTGGCTTAAATAATTAAGTAAATCCTTTTTACTTATATATCTTGTATTTCCATTGTTGGTCTTTTGTAAAAATTGTATCATATCTTCAAAATCAACCTTTATAAATCTGTGGTCTAAAATATATTGCGTTACATCCTCATCAACAAAGTCCATACTGTCCACTTCAAAGCTATGTTGTATTTCTTTTCTAATATTGTTCACGTATATTTGTAACCCCTTAAATATAAAGACCATAAAATCATACTGCTTAACCGTCATTGCTCCATTAGTCAACACCATACAACTATTTTGATTAATTGTGTGCAGCAGATTATTTGTTGTTACTATGTAGTCTGTTACATTTCTTGTCGTTAATTTTAGGTTTAATGCCTGTTCCATTTTTCATCACTCCTTAAAATTTAATATCTATATATAGTATATAAATGTAGTAGCATTTGCTAACTTCCATCCATAAAAAAAATCCACTATAGAATTATAGTGGATCTGCTCTATTAAGTAATACTCGTCTTTGTTCTGGAGTAGCTGCATCAAATACACTTTTGAATATAATTAGTGGTTTTACATTGCTATAGGTTTTATAAGTCCATATAGGAGCATATTTTAGCTTTTTACCTTTTAGCTCCCCTGGATAAAAAGGTCTTGGTAATTTATGCACTCTAATATATTTGGTCTTACTTAAATTAATCCATAGTGGCATATAGTTAATACTTTCAATCAGCATTACAATTCGTTTTTCCTTCTCTACATCATTTATGAAGTACTTTAAGCCATTACAGTATTCATCAAAGGTATTATATTCCTCCCCGCTCTCTAAATCTATTATAGGGAGCTCTAGTGGGCTCACATTGCCTTCTACTTTACCTAGTTTTATAATGTTATAAGGTCGTTTTAATCTATATATGGTGTTTATATATCTAATAGTGTTGAATAAATGCCCTTCACTGCCTATTCTATGTTTATCTCCCTCAGCTTGGAACTGTACATAATCTCCCGCCTCTAGGTCCATCTTTTGCCACGGGATGTTATCATTCATCCAGAACCAATCAGCAATTTTAACTGGATTTCTTTTGCTATAATCCCATAAGTCTTTGAATAGTAAACTTCTATATTCTTCACTATTAATATATGGATGAAACATAGTACTAACACCACTGAACGTTGCTCGAAATACTCCAGGTGTATTTACATAATTTTTCAATCTTTTATATATTGTTGCCATATAATTTCCCTCCTTATATAACCACCACAACGTTGTGGTCGTTAATTACTCAAGCGAGTTCTCGCTTCGTTAACTACAATTTTATATTTGTAAGACTACCTTATATTGATCGCTGTATTTATTAATGTAATACTGTTGTAACTGGTTTAGTCTATCTCTCCTTTGTTTATGTAACTGCGAACTGGTTTTATGAATTATCTTAACCCTATATTTATTATCACCATAATAACTCCTTTGTATGTCATGTAGCTTATTAAGACTTATTGTTGTTCCTATTCTAATAGTTCCATGTAGAACATCCTCTACAATGTATATATAACCTCGTAGGAGCTTCTGTGGGCCTCTGAAACCCACTAGTCGACTAATTATATGAATTAATATTTTTATCATCAAATCACCCTTTCTATAAGTTTAAGACAACCAGTACAAATCTGTACCGGTTGTCATTGTTTAGTATCTATTCACTATGTAGTAAATTACCCTTTCGTATCCAAGCCATGCTAATGTATCCATGCTAAGAACTGGAGGTAATCCTATTCCTTCATCCATATCATTATTAAGTATCTCAAGTATAGTTTCAAGATGTTTTTTAGCGAATGTTTCACAATCACGATGGTAGATAAGACTTGGGATTGCTCCACTAACTCCGCCATGTTCGTATACATTATAACAATAGTCAGTTATTTCTTCGTCGCTCTCATTCATATCTAGAATATCATCAATCACATCTTGTAAAAGTTTATCATCTTTTTTTCTAAGATTCATTAATTCCTCTCTAGTTATTTGTCTCATACCAACATCCCCCTTTAATTTATCTTTATTATTAATAAAATTGTAGGTCCAATTACTATATATGTCTACCACTTTTTTAAAAAAAATTATATATTTTTCTATATAACTAAAAAGCTACTGTCTATGCAGTAGCTCCTTATATACTAGGAAATTTTATTTGAAAAAATTTTGATGAATTGTAATATGGTCATATCGGGATATACTTTTGCCCATTGATGTAGTTCTTCTAATGTTATTTTAGTTTTCATTATTTGGCACCCCCTTTAATCTCTTGTTCTAATCTACTGAATAGTATCGCAGCTATTATTAGTAATATGCCTGTGAATAATATTGTATTTAATAATGGATGGTCGAGGAAAATATAATATAATTGATTGAGTACATCTATAATATGACTTACATTAGCTCCAGTTATATAAGCAGTTGTATCAACGATCCACATTAAACCTAATACAAATAAAGTCATGTTACTCAGCTCCTTTCATCCCTTTAAATATATTTGTAAGAAAGTCATTAACCTTTGCCTCTGCATTATCATCTTTATTCATTTGAAGTAAAGTACCTATTTTATCAATTAAACTATTTAATATAGTCAATTTTAATATTTCATCTGGCATATCAAGTTCATCATCATTTGATTTTATCATTTCGGCTGCACTTGATAGGAATGTCTCTAATAGTCCAGATCCAAGTTGGATTAAATCATCATAGCTAGAAGCTCCTCCCTTGAAGTTAGTTTTTAATGTTGCATCGTCTAAAGATTCGACATTTATATTAATATAATTTTTATTCATAATATAATCCCCTTTATAATTTAATTTGTGCTACCTTTTAGAAGGAGGTAGCGAACCTTTTTATTTACTAATTAAAATAGCGCCTTGTCAGCAGTTGTGTTGTACCAAAAGCCATTCCATTGGCTACGTTCAATAGTTGTATCAGTTGATAATGGATATTTTGGGTCACAACCTAAATTATATGTTATTTTTCCAACTGTTATTTGTAGGTTACTTATTTTACTAATACATTGATAGAATATTTCATTTTGGTCAGTTTCGTTTGGGTGTGATTTTTTACGGTCAGCTACTGCTTGTTTGTATGCAGTTAAGTAAGCTCCATCTCCATTTATACTGTCATATAGTTTCTTATAAGCTCTAATATTACCAACAACCCAGTTATTGTAGTAACTACTTATTGTAACCGGTGATTCGTTACGATCATCTCTTATTTGTTGTTTATTTAAGTATTCAGTTAATTCAGCAGGTCCACCTTCCCAAGTGAAGTATAAGTCGCTTGTATCAATTCCGCCGTTTAATTCTTCATCAGTTACTGCTTTGGCATCCTTAATTTGTGCATCTTTTGCTAATACTTCGTTCTTTAATGAAGCTATTTGACTATTGGCCTTTGTAAGTTCTCCATTTAATCTCTCGATTTCAGCTAATAGGCTATTATATTGGTCATCTGTGATTCCATCATCTATTTGTGCTTGTAACTCATCAATTTTAGCTTGTAATTCCTTGATTTTGCCAGTGTCAGTTGTTTTGTTTTCTTTGGCTTCTTTTAATTGTTGTGTTAACTCGTCTACTCTAGTTTGAAGACTTTCAGCTTTACTTTTGTAACCAGTTATAAGTCCTAATTTTTCAGCTAAGGCATTTTTTAATTTAGTTTCGTTACTTTGTAGTATATTAATGTTATTTACTGCCCTGTCGTATGCTCCTTTTATTGCCTCTAAATCAGCGCCGCCAGTAAATGTTAATGTACCTATGGCAACTCCTCCAATTAAAGTAGTTCCTGCTAATACTTTTGCTACAGTTCCTTTGCTTATCATAAAAACATCTCCCCTTTAGTCCTATGGACTATTTTATTTATAAAAACTACTGTATAAGTAGTAATTACCTTGTTAATACTAATCAATGAGAATACTTAGAAGTCTAAAGTTGATGAATACAACTTTAAAAAAAGAAGGGTAGGGCTGAAAGGGTAAGAATCAGCCCTTTAATTGTATGATCGGTTACATTAGTTATGTAACTTTCTATATAACTTTTATTTATATTTATATAGTACCACCTCCTACTGTATATGTCTACCAATTTCTGAAATTTTTTTTCAAGTTCTCATATAATTAAGTGATTCATTTAATTTACTTTATTGACTTGCAGTTGGTTCCATTATTTGCTAAAATGTACTTAAATAATTAAATCAAAAGGAGTTGTAAAGAAAATGAAGGATAAAAATAAGCTCGTGAATAGGAAAAAACTCGGGAGTCCCGTTAAAAAGGAGTATGCGGAGAAGCTTAAAGCCTTAAGCGATACAACGCTTGTGCCACAATCTAAATTGCTCGACAAGGCACTTGAACTATTATTTAAGGAATTTGAAAATAAGTAATAAATTATATTAGTGTATATGTTACACTAATAATGTAAGTAGAAATAGGCCACTACTTACTACATCTTTATGGTTTAGTTTCCATATAAAATAAATTTCCCCCAATAAATAAGAGCTACTCGTTCGATTTGAGTAGCTCCTTTTTTATTCTTATTTACTTGTTACTATTAATCCTTCTTTTTCTAATTCTTCATATAAGGATTCAGAAACTATTATTTTTATAGTATTTTTAGGAATGTCAACAACCTCTCGACGTCCGTTTCCTTTATATACCTCAGCCTTAGGTTTACTAAATTCCTTTAGATAGCCCAAAATCCTCTCATCTTGATCACTAAATTTCTTTACTCCATTAGTTCTAACCTCTGGAGTTATCTTTGGAATTATCACTCCACAATTGGCAAATACTTTTACTTGTACAGTCTTATAATTAAGATTCTCCTTTACTATTTGCTCAAAACTTCTTGCTAAAGCTCCTTCAAAATTTATCTTTTTAAATGCACCACGTTTTTTCATTATTTTACCTCCTCGTTATTAATCCATTCTTTTACTTTATATTCACCTTGGAATATTACGGACTGTTGCTCATCCATTTTTAGGTATATTTCAAATTTATATGTACCTACAATATCTTTTATTGCACTAAAATCTATATCTACTTTATAAGTGTTATTCTTAGCTTCTAATATCTGTACTATAGGGTCCTTCTTTTGTTTATCTGGGGTTAACACTCTTACACCAACTTCTACACCTGGCACCATGTTATTAAGAGTTAAAATTATATTACTTGTCTTCCTGTCATTAATACCAAATACATAGGCCTGTTGGTATAATACCAATGGCCATTTATTATAAGGTCTTAGAAGGTTAGCATCTATTATTAGTCTATAATCACGGTTTAACATATTTATTCACCGCCTTTTAAAATCAGTTGTTTTCTTCTAATTTCTTCCAGTATCTTTTCAACTCTCTCCACTGTTAATCCTGTCATTCTACTTATAACACTAGGAGAACATCCCATTAAATATAGGTCTTCGACCTCACCATAGCGTATTAAGGCTCTTGAATTATCCTTCTTGCTCATTGGCTTTTTCCTCCTTCTTTAAGGCCCTATAGTATTTTAACTTGTGCTGCAAATACTCTATTGTTTCATCTACCCCACGAACCTCGAATAATTCCCCGACTAACAGATCTAAATTAGTGGTGTTATAATACTGTTTTCTGTCTGCCATTGTGGGCTTATTGTCAATATATTTGATTTTATTTTTACTTGCTTCATTTGAAATATACATATATTATTCAGCTCCTCCCGCTACATTATCATCCTTGTGGGCTGCACTATAAAAATAATTACTTACATCATCCTTTCCTAAAAGTAATTGGCGTACATCTGATTTTCCGTAATCATATTGTAAAGGTACTAAATAATCTAATACTCGCATGTCGATAAATCCTACAGTTTGGATATCGTTAATTAGTGCCTGTTCTTCCTTATTCACGTATTTTACAGTACTTATAGCCATGTTTTCCTCTTTATCTGCGTACTTAGATAATAGACTGCCTTTAAATATCTCGAAAACTACTTCATCTTGTTCCGCTTGTAGTTTGTCTATGGCATCTTGTAGTGGCAATGTTTGTGCTTCCGCTTTTACTAGTTCAATTTTCAATTGCTGCTCCATTAATTCAACTTGACTCTTTTGTTTTGGTGCTCTATTTTGGTATTCAACTAGTGCATTTTGTGTAGCTGGTTTTGCAGCAACTAAAAAGTTATGTTTTATCCCTTTTAGTGCTTCGTCTAATTTATTACAAATTCCATTTATTAAATTGGCCTTCCCTTGTGGTGTAAATTGGTAAGTATTTAATTGTGTTTCCAACGCCTTTCTGGCCTTCTCAATCTCTGCTCCGCTTTGAACTTGTGCTTTATTAATTTCATCTTGTAAATTATACATATTAATTTCCTCCTTCTATACTTTTATTTACTGTGTAATTAAAGATATTACTTACATTGACCTTATCCTTATAAGATAGAATAAGTTGTGCTTCATATTTTCCAGCTTCGTCTACTACCACTGGAAATTCTCTGCATACATTTTTATTGTTGGTAACTACTTTACCAACTATTAATACAACTTCACCATTAGGACTTTTTATTTTCATCTGTGCCTTAATATAGCTATCTAGTGCTCCACGCAACTGTATAAAGCTAATATTTTTATCTCCTACATTAAATGCTAGGTCGTTATCGTCTACATTGACTACTCCCGAACCTACAATATAATTTATTTGCTTAACTTTATTCAATTCATTCATTATTCGTTTTCCTCCTTGTTATTTTCTTCTACTATTTTTCTTGCCATATATTCGGCTATAGAATGTACGATTAAATTTGAAACAGTCATATTATGTTCTGCTGCAAATTCAGCTATGTAATAGTATTCTTCGTCCGTAAGTTTGCAGCCTATAAACTGTGTCTTCTTTTTTCTCTCAAACATTAAAACCGCCTCCTTGTATTTAGTTCTTACATATTTATATATTAAAAGTTATACGTTTTATTTAACCAAATTCAACTAATTTTTTTCCATATAATTTAATAAAATGTTATTCATATTATTAACCGTGTACTATAATAAAAAATAGAGAGTAGGATATAAAACCGCTCTCAATGGTGTTCTATTGTCATTGAACCACATAACATATTTTTTTTCATTCAATGTGTTCTTCTCCTTATACACAACAAAAGGGAGATGAGTAATACATCTCCCAACATATAAAATCCCTATACGTTTTTATTCTATTTAATCATCTCCCTAATATGGACCACCTCGATAATTAATCGGGGTCCTTTTTTTTACAATAAAAAATCCCTAAATACATTTCTATATTTAGGGTTGCTCGTTCTCTACTATCCAATCTTGTGCCTCTTGTAGTGTCCTAAAACCTTTATATTTAGCGCCTTTGTATCCTTTGACATACTGCTCTACTTCCTCCCATGATGTAAAAATTCCTTGTTTTCTACCTCTTAGTATACAATAATATTTCTTTTTACTCGCCATCTTGTACCTCCTCAGTATTATTTAGAATTAAATTTAGTACATCATAGTCATTAACTAAGTTCTTCTTTTTAAGCCAATTGCTCAGCTCAACTGGACTGTAGCCTTGAATTTCTTCTCCATATGCAGAATTGATTAATAGGCTATAAATAAAATTATCAGCTAAAGAGTTTATATCAGATATATCCCCTTGTGGAATATGTACCTTCCTTAACTCCTCAGTCAATGCTTTTAATTTCTTTTTACTAGCCATCTAGTCTTCACCTCTTATTTGATTTACTAATTCTTCTAATTCCTCGCAGCGGTCCTCTAGTTCTAATACTTTATAGTTAGCGCTCATCCCGTTTAATATAGCTAATAGAAGTCTGGCCGTTTTTTCGTCCACCAAATTATTGTCCACTCTGTTATATAACTTAGCGAATGCTTTGTGGATATCGTGACTCCCTGCAAATCGAGTATTTCTTGTTCCTTTTCTCATTTCTTATCATCTCCTCTCATATTATGATATTATTAATATTTATGTATTATTAACTATTTTTAGCGTATTTGACCGTGTTTTTACTACATTATTAATTTTAATGTTTCACGTAGAACTAATAATACCCTTATAATGTGGCACTATCCTGTATGTGATAAAGTACACTTTTACATATATGATATAACTAAAAAAAGAACTGCTAATAATGCAGTTCCTCGGTGAATGAGATCCCATTTATTACTATTGTTACTGTTAATTGATTATCTAATACTTTTATTTTTTGTATCATATTGTTTATTTCTTCTCTTGTATATTGTTTATTTATTGGTATCTTTTTTATTCTGTTATATATTTCTTTTAGTTTAAATAGTTTTTCCTCTGCGCCGCCCCTCAATTCGTCTTGTTGTTGCTTTAGTTGTGCTAATTCTTTATCCAATAAATTATTTTTAAAGTCAAAGTCTTGTTGATTAATTTGATTATTGATAAGTAGGTCAAGTAGCTTTGATTTTTTACTGTTTAAGCTGTTTACACGTCCTGTCAGGCTCTCTTGTTGCTCTTTGGTGTTATTCCTTACCTTATCATTTAATTCGCTTATTTTCGTTGATATAGAGTTTAACCTTAACTGTCTGTTCTTAAATGTTAAGGTGTTAATGAATGTACTATCTATTAGGTTATATATTGTATCCACATATAGATTTTTATTATCACAATATGTTTTATGTCTGAACTTCTTCCCCCAGCATATGTAATAATATATCTTATCTCGGTTGGAATTGTAGTAATAATTCAAATTATAACTGTGGCCACACTTTTGACAAATCACCTTTCCCGACAGTGGAGAA